CCTCCTGCTGTTCTTTAGTGAAGTGGAAATCTTGCTCTCGCCACTTATCACGAAGCTCTTGAAGATGTGGCAGGACGTTGACAGTTGAGGTAGGGAAATTCATATCAGACAGTGTACTTATCTTGGGCAAATTCGTCACACTTGATGAAATACTCATCAGAATTTTCTCTCATTTCAAGTTCCTGACAATCAGCGATCAAGTTCAAAAGTGTTTCCTTGTCTTGCTCAAATTGTTCAAAAGTGTAACTCATGTCACTCATTTGTTTGACTCTCTTAATATACACGGGATTGATGGTCTGTGGGAGATTAGTGGACAGTAATCTGAGTGTCCACTGCTCCTAGGTTTTTCTTTACATGCTCCTCCCAAAATACAGCATCTTCAATTTTAAGAAAGGTTGCTTTTTGTTTTGCATAACCTTTCTTCTTTGGTTTCATGTAATTGACTTGATACATTATTAAAACTTCCTAACGTATATTTCCATGTCGTCCAGATTTAACGCATTTGAATATCTTCTACTATTCACATAAACAAGTTCATCATATTGATAATCCTGAACTACAATTAAACAGTGATAATTTTTATGACGGGGAACTAAATTATCCTCTTTTGGTCTGACACTAATCTCAATCGTGAGGTGATCTTCATCGACATAATACACCCATCCCTCAACATTACGCCAGGAAACATAATCATTCAGTCTGGGAATATATTTCATGAGAAAGCTGCCATTAAAGGATTAAGGTTTAACTGCATAGCAGTATAGTTGCGAGTATCCTTAATGTCTACCTGATTTCCGTGCTTGGTGGAGTTAATAGGGGCATAGTAGCATTGCTTTTTGGTGTCCCAGAATCCCCAAATAGTTGCAACAGGATCATTATCGTTGTAATTGTATTGGTTATGATGGCACAACCAAATAGAAATAATGTTGCATTTATATTGTCGTACTTCATAGGAATAACCTTTTGGAGGTTCATGAATAAAATCAGGGGGCAGTTCGAGTTGGTTCATCATCAACACAGATTGATTCATAGTCTGGATACATCGTAGCAACAATATATTGTGCAAGTGCTTGTGTAGGTGCCACTACATAAACATCCACACTATAAAACAGTTGTTCGTCAGTGTCACCACCTTGCATGGCAAGTTCTACATTTGCTTTCCATACATTTTCATTCTTGAGATGCTGATCCCAAGAAACTATCATATCAGGTTGCATGATGAGCCTTCAGGTCTGGGTTTGGTTGAGATGATACAACAGGATTACGGTCAAGGTTTTTGATAACAATGAACGCATCTTTATTATACTTTCGGGTGCCTTTTACTGGTGCCCACTTAGTGCCAGCACCATCAATTTCATAGACTGAAGTACCCGCAATCTCCACGGCGACGTTATCACCTTGCTCCCATCCCATTTTTTCAAGTGCGATGGCAAGTTGTCCTAGCATATCACTAGGATACATCACAGATTCTTCACTCATGTAATAAATTCCTCAACAATTTTAGACTCAAGATCCTCTGCAAGTGCATAAGTACGCGAGTTCAGGATATTTTCACGAAGATTTCCATAGTATTGACTATAAAAATCTCCATCATCTGCAGCAGTGATGAGATCAAAACACTCATCATTGTTCTCGGCAATCACATTCCAAATACCTCCATATTCACTTGTAGGAAATGGAACATAGTGGTCAACGATGTAGAAAAACTTGGTCATTTTCTCTGACGAATTACTCTCAGATTGTATCATGAACAGTAAAATTCTTCAAGATAGTAATCAACAGTGACCTCAAGTGCTGCTGCTTCAGCTTCAATCATCGCCCAGAACTCTTGGGCGATTTGTTGTGCTTCAAGTTCGTTTTTCATACGGCAAGTGCTCCAGAGGGAATCTCAACGATTTCAGGATCGTTGTCATTAAACTCATTCATATCATAACATACCCAACCAGCACTGGTGAAGATGTAAGAGTATTCTTCACCATCAGACAGAAACTCTTCACGGGTTTCATCATAGCGAGGAGGGCAATTCTCACCGCGAGCAGAGTAATACTCAGGAGCATACTCACCCTGAGGAAGTTTCTTGCCCCAGATCTCATCTGCCCAGCAAGATGACATATCACCACCATCAATCAGTTCTGCTGCCTCTTCACGGGTTTTGTATTGTGTATTCAGGATACGACCCAACCACTGCGGATAACCATCCCAGTGGTGATAAGCAGAGAGAACAGAACCGTCTTTAAGTTCGATGCCGATGCGTGAGCGGGTTGCCATGAGTGGTTTTCCTTTGACTCTCTTAATATACATGAGATCGGAGTGGATGGTGTCAAAAGTGGACACTTCAACCACCGTCCACCTGGCACCCTACCATAGCTCCACCAACGATGCCCGTGGGGATTGCCCAGATCCAGTTCTCTTTCTTAGAAAGAACTCCGCCCAATGCACCACCTAAAAGTCCACCAGCTACAGTTCCTTCTGCACAGGAATTGTCATCCACACGACCCATTTGGGGGTGTGGGTCTTCGTATCTAGGGAAAGAATTAGGAGTAGTTTGAGGCATGAAACTTGGTCTTTCACAAGGAACTCTCACTTTTTTCTTATATGATCTCACATAACCAGGGTTCTTCATAGTGCCTGGAATATATTCTTCTCGATACTCTCTACGGAAACATTTTTCTTGCTCAGCATAACCACCCCTAGATCTATATCCTGTTCTAGGACCACCCGCAAGTGCAGGAGCAGAGGTTACACCAATCAGCAACAATGCTGCTAGTAGTTTCATCAGTTTCATTTAACTACTAATAATTTATACTAAAAAAGGGGATCCGTCAAGATCCCCTGTGACACTTTAATGATTGTCCTATAGATTCTCGAAGCTTCCCTTACAAACCATACAAAGGTATGTAGGCAAATAAAGAATTTGACATTTACTCTTGTGTTCTTGCTTTTTGGACAAGATATTCAGCAAATTCTTCCATTTTATCTGGATGAATTGATCGAATATCTGCCTCTTCTACCGCAAGTTTCATTGATTCAATGTGTTCATGTTTGAGTTTTTTATCTTTGGGTAGAGTCATCGGCAATCTCCTAAATGTGATGACATGCTAACATGTCACTTCACAATTACTTATAGATTTAAGATTGTCTTCGGGATTGCTTAAAATGTCTTCAGGATACCATGTACCAAACTTTTCAGGGGCATACCAAAAATCTTCCCAATCCTGTGGAGTTGCGTCACTAATCATTTCTTTTCTAAACGTTTTTTAATCATCTTAACATAACTAACCTCTTCTGGTGTGTACCAGTTGGGGTGTTTTTTAGATAACTTAATGATTTTTTTCGCTGCTTTTTTAGTTGTTTTTTCCTCCATAATTGCACACTTTTACAGTATGTAACTATTTATTTTTATGCAGTCTGTCTTCTTGTTCGGTTTGTATCAAATGTCATAGCATTTCCACACACTATTTTCTTTCACGCCAACTTGACGATACTTTTCACACTCACAGGGATCAGATACATATGGATACTCAAAAATACCCGTTGCTGTATCTGTTTCAGCAATTTTTTTCTCCTCTTCAAGATTCTCTTTTAAGAATCCCCACGGTCCAGCACCATTTTCATCACGTTTCTTCATAGCAACACCAGCTAGAGATTCCATCACTTTAAGAATGTCCTCTGCTTTAGCACCTTCACCCAGCTCTCCTGCGACATAATAATACTTGGGGAAGAAATCTTCACCAGCGTCGATGTATTCGTTCAATGTAATTGGTTTCATTTACCTACTCCATAATCAGGTGCTTTCTTTTCAAGTTCACAAATAGTTTTGTGCAATCGTTTTACTGCTTCACTCATTTCAGGTGTTTCTTCCCACTCCCAAGTATCACCTTTGGAGTTCTTCTTTGATTTTTTACTCACAATTTACCTCTTGCATTGCTAGCAGTGTTTCCAATGGAATCCAAGCTGGATTTTCTTTTGCGAACTGTACCTGTACTTCGGTTATCACCGCTTCCAGATCTTTTCGGTAAGTTTGTCTTGTGTTTTTTACTGGACTTAAAGGATTTGCCGTCACGATTAGATACCTTGTAATCTTTAGGTCTCAGTTTATATCTATCCAGGTATTTTTGCAAGTGTTCCTCACACTCAAAATGGCACACTGTCAAAGCAATACCCTTTACATTGTGACAATCTTTATTTACCTCCAATCTCCACGGAAATGTTTCATATGGAAAATTCATATTGAAGTCAGGTTCAAGAATACATGACCAAATCATCAATTCCAACGCTTAGATTTAAGATACTCAAGAACATCCTGACGAAGATCCATAAGTTCATGATAACACCGTTGATTGTGAGCACATTGACGAAGTGCTGGATCTGGTTTGATTACAGACTCAATAAAAATATCAAGTCCACGATTCCATTTCTCTTGTTTACTTTCATTGTCTTCAATGTTGTTCTGATCTTTCATTTAATAATCTCCCAATGGTCGTCTGCGGATTCATTCATCCAAAAGAAGTATTTACCACTGATGGATGCAAGAAACATTCTACCATCTTTTCTCTGCTCTACGCGACAAGAGTGCAGGTGATCCATTTGATTGGCAAAACGATTCTTCGCTTTACTTGTTTTTGGGCGTACACAAATGAATTCAGTTTTAGTAATAGCCATGGTTAATCAACCTCCACAAAGGTATTCTACAGGGTTTTTAGAATTTGTCAAGTAGCACAGAGGTTACACGAACTCCCCAGTTCATCAACCAGAAGAACGATGCAACGAAGATTAACTTGTGAGTGGTAGTCATACCCCCTGTGTGCTGTATGCACCTACTATAAGACCGCCTAGGGGTCTCCTAGACGGTCTGTGGACGCTTTATGGATTGACTCCACCAGGCAATCATAGTATATCGTGTTCCAATAATTTCTGAAACTCCATGAGGTAATAATTTTCCATTAAAAACTAAAAGTTGTCCTTTTTTTGGTCTAAACGTTTGATTATCAACTATAGTTTCTCCTCCTCGATAATCATCATTAAGATAACAAACTGATGTCCAAAAATTATCTCCGCATGGATCTCCTGGATAAGTAACATCTTTATGAATGTCACATGATAATCCAGACCGCCATTTAACTATTTGTCCGTAATTAAGGTTGAAATTAAATTGATGTGATATGTTGCGTACATATTTTTTGTATATCGAAAATGATATAGGATTAAGAATAGAAATATCTTTTAGAAGATGAATCTCTCTCCCTAAAAATTCTTCACGTTTTTTATTAGAATTGGCGTAACTAATAATCTTATCGCACTGATAAGGTTTGAGAAAATTATCTACAAGATGTACTGATCTATTATCAAAATTCATAATCAAATAAGAGTAGATGTCTCGGGAAAGTATATGTAATCAATCTCACTGTTCCTTAGAGTGTTTAATGCATCATCTACAGTCTCAACGATAGTATCACCAGCTAAATTAAAAGAAGTGTTCAATAGCATGGGAACATCGGTGATCTTATAAAACTCTTTTATCAAATTATAGTAATGCTTATTAAAATTTTTCTTTAATGTTTGAACTCGACAAGTATTATCTACATGATTCACAGCAGGAACTTTGTCCGACAATACATCTAAAGTGTATAACATGTATGGAGATTCCTCTAATCCACACATGTCAAACCATTTATGAGCATGTTCTTGCAACACAGTTGCCGCAAGTGGTCTGTAATTTTCTCTACCTTTGAGTTTGTTTATTTTATCTCTACCATTAGGATCTCTTGGATCATAAAGTAAACTCCTGTTGCCAAGTGCCCTAGGACCAGACTCAGATCTAGATTGAAAAATACCAACTACATTCCCATCTGATAAAAGTTTTGCTACATCTTTAGGAGATACTTTATTTCCTTTAATATTAATCTTCTGTTTTTTGCCAAAATATATGTCTTTAAGTGGAAACTTTCTTCTACTCAAAGTTTTACTGTAATAATTTAACTTTGCAAGTCCAATAGAGATGCCATCATCTCCACAGATAGGTTCAATAAAGGTATTCACATCTTTCGGAAGATGCTTCTGCACAAATGTATTTGATACGCAGTTCAGAAAGTATCCACCAGACATACACACATTCTTACATCCAGTTTTTTCAACCATCTTAAGAATTATATCCTTCACTCTCTCTTGTGACTTTACTTGAAGAGACTTAGCAAAGTCACACTGATCTTCAAATGTTTCCAATTTCTTGTTAAGTTTGATATTTCTTAAATCATTACCATCAAACCATTCATCTTTTATATCAATCACATCTTTACCGTATGATGCCATAGCCATCAACTTTCCAGCATCATACCATTTCATTCCAATACTTTCACAAGTCTTTTGAAACATCAAAGCAGGACTGCATGTTGATGTAATTCTAAAAATATCGTAGAAAATATTACACTTAAATGGAGTAACGATCTCAGAATAAATTAACTCAATCTTACATGGATATTCAATTCTGTATACGCTTATCGACTCTCTACCTTGACTTCCTTTTTCAAATAAGGGTTCTGAAAGTGGTACATTACTTCCCATCCCATCAATAACGACGCAAATTGCCTCGTAAAATCCAGAATCGTAAAAAGAATGTGCTGCATGAAAGATATGATGAGAATCTTCTAATTTTGTATATTGAAGATCCTTCTCATCTTCACCAAAATATTTCATCGAATCACTACAAACATTACTATGTTTCAAGTGATTGATTCTTTCTGCAGTTACATGCATCTCTACCTTCCCATTTTTGAGAAGGCAGAGAGATCCATCATGACAGTCACTACCCGATATAATTTTCATAATGACAATAATGTAGGGGTATTATAGCAGATTACGCTTGATAACGGAAGACCACGATTCCTGATCCACCAGCACCACTAGCGCCTGCTGGATTTGGTGGTGCTGGAGCACCAGAAGCACCACCGCCACCGCCACCTGTATTAGCTTGAGCACTACCACCTACTCTAGGTCCGTTAGATGCTGGAGAACCTGGTGTTGCACCATTTGGGGGAGCTTCTACCGCAGGATTATTTCCAGGTCCACCAGATCCACCTGGTCCACCACCACCATAATATCCATTGAGCGGATTAAGTGCTGAAATATTTATGTCAGAACCAGTATATCCTGTAACTTGAGCAGCCGCTCCACCTCTGCCTCTATTCGTAGGTATATTACCAGCAACACCAGCGCCACCGGCACCTCCGCCACCACCTCCATAATAAGGTGGATTATTACCGCGAGAACCTATATTTCCTCTTTGAGTGATTGTAGCACCAGGAAGAAGTGGTTGTGGTGTATTTGTGATGGCAGGACCATAATGAGGATCTGCAGCACCGCCACCTCCGCCACCTCCGCCACCAGAACCACCAGTTCCATAAGGTCCAAGAGGTCCAGCTAAAGGACCATGAGCACCGCCACCACCACCTTTAGCGGTTAGTGTTGCATTAGGACCGGATTTTGTGACAGTTGAATCACTACCTAACTGATATGATTGAACGGTAGAACCTGGAGAAGGTGGACCTGGGGTTGGATCACCCCCAGCACCAACAACGACATTAAATGTACCGTCTCCAAGATCATCTGTGGTAAAATTGGAGTAACTATTGACATTACCAGCACCAGCACCTCCACCACCGTCAGATCCGTTGTCGTTAGCGACACCACCGCCGCCACCGCCAGCAACAATTAAAAATTCGGCATTTTTAGCCGCTGCAGCACCAGAAATAACAAGTGATCCTGATGAAGTAAATGTATGATATGTCCATCCATTACCTGCTACATATCCATCTACATT